GCGCGGCCCTGGCGGCGGCCCCGGCGGCGGCCCCGGCGGCGGCCAGCTCTTTCGCCGTCACCTCGCCCACGGCAAACCGCCGCGCCACGGCGATGGCATCGCGCGGGCGCGTGTCGTCGGGCCGCTCAGCCTCGAATAGCGGCAGGACGCGCTCGGCGCAATCCGCCGCAAACAGTCGCGCGATTCGGTCGCGCTCGGCCTTCTGGTCGGCCGGCACGGCGCGCAGTGACCAGAACGTCCAGTCGAGTGCGGTGTCAGCCGGCGCGTCGTCCAGAATGGCGACCAGCGGGATCGGCGTGTCGTCGTCACCGTCGCGGGCGCCGACCCACTCGCACGCCCACCGCAGGCCCTCGGGGCAGGCGTTGTTCTGGCGGGCCAGGCGGAACGTCGTGTGAAGCACCGTCATCAGTGTCGCTCCCCCTCGGTTGGCGCTCACAGGGCGCCCCCGGCGACGGCGGCGTAAAGGGCGAGGGCCAGCGGCACGGCAACGGCCACGGACGTGGCCGCCATCCGGCCCCCGCTCCACCCGTGAGCGTAGCCGAAGGCGCCGACCGCAAATCCGACCGGCAGGCCGACCAGACCGCACAGCGCGGCCACCAACACGTCACCCACGCTCCACCTCCCCCTCTCCCCCGCCATCGCGGGCGTCGTCGATGCCCATCAGCCGCAGGACGCGGCGGCGGAACCGGGCCACCTCGCGGCCACCAAGGCCAGCCGGAAACGCCACGCCCCAGTCGTAGGCTGCGTCCACCAGCGCATTCACCACCCCCACCGCATTGCGGCGCTTGGGGCGGCGCGGCAAGGCGTTCCACGCGGCGATGGCGTCGGCCTCGGTGCTCGTGGCGGGTCCGCAAAGGCCGCAACCGCCACACAGCGATGACCCGCCGTCTACCCGACCGGAGCACACGACGCGAAAACCGTCTCCCCCGGCGGGCCACAGCCCCACCAACAGGCAGCCGCGCTTACCGCACGCCGGGCAGCGGCGCAGCTTGGGCGCGCTCATGCGACCACCTCCACGCAGACGACGCCCATCGGCCCGTCGTCTTGCAGCCGGTGGCACGCGGTCACGGCCGCGTCGTACCAGACGTGCGGCTCCTGGTCGCCACGAGCCTCGGCGATGCGGACGGCCCGCGTGCGGGCGTCGTCGTGGCCGGTGGCGCGCAGGACCATGCGATAGGCCGTGCCGTCCACTTGCCACGGGTCATGCAGGTGTCGTGCGCCCTCGTGAGGCTGAAGCACGTACAGCTCGCGCGTCCTGGTCATCTCGCCCCCTCCTGTCGTTGCGGCAGGATGCCGCGCGGCAGGCGCAGATAGTCCACGATCACACCGGCCGCCTCCTGCCATCCGGCGCACACCTCGACGCGGTGCCCGGCGAGCCGTAGCGCGTCGTGAATGTCGGCCTGGACGGGCGACAGCCGCCCGCCGCGCTGGCGCTTTAGCTCGATCCACAGCCCGATGCATAGCCCGTCGGCCGACCGGACGGGCAGATGCACGTCGGGCATCCCAGCGCGCACGCCCTCCGCTTTCAGCCGGGCGGCCGTGGCCTTGTGCCGGTGACCGCCGTTCGGGATGGCGTGCATCAGGCGCAGCGCGAGGCCAACACCGGGAGCGCCCCATGACGCGACTTCGGCCCAGCTAAACAGCGCCACTTGCTCGTCATGCTCCGACGGCACGGGAAGGCGCGTCATGGTGTCACCGCCTCGTCATCGACGACGCCGGCCAGCCAGACGAGGCCGTCGTCACTCTCGTAAAGCCCAGGCAGCCACCACGTAGCCGCCGAGAGCACCCGATCGGGATTCGACGCGTCCATGCCCATCGCGCGGACGGCCTCCCGACGCGTGATGGGCTTGCCCAGCTCGCGGATGTACGCGTCCAGCCGCGCCACGCTCTCCGGCATGACGGCATCCGGGCCGATGTCGCGCTGCCAGCCCTCCCACCCGCCATGCGCGGGCTCGACGCGGTCGGGCTCATCGGCCAGGGCGGCGAGCGAGCGATGGCCGATCATGCTGGCCTCCCTTGGCGCACGTAGACCGTGAACGCGTCCACGTCGCCGTCCAGAGCCAGGAGCAGGTCGTCGGGCTTGTCGGGCAGCGTCACGGCCCGCGCATTCGGTAGGCCGGCGGCGGCCTCGCGCGCCTCGGGCGCGGCGTCCGGGTCCAAGGCAATCCACACGCGCTCGAAGCGCCGGAACGGCGCCAGCCAGGCCGCGCCGTGCGCCCTTATGCCCGTTTGCCAGCCGGCCTTGTTCGGCAACGCGCACACACTAAAAACACCGGCCGACCACAGCGTCAGCGCCTTCAGCGCACCCTCGACGACGATCAGCTCGGCGTCCATGGGCGTCGTCACAGCGTCGGCGTTGTACAGCCGGCCGGAGCTGCCCGTGTGCCAGCGGTAGCGGTCGCGGCTGTCCACGTCGTCGAGGTAGCGGTACTGCACGGCGCGCGTCTGGACCTCGCCGCCAGCCGCGGTCACCGTCCAGGGGATCACCAGGGCGGGGCGGCCGGCATGGTCATCGAGGCCCAAGCCAAACTCGGCCGCCGTCGATGCCGGGATGCCGCGATAAGCCAGGGCGGCGAGCGCCCGGTCCTCGCGCTGCAAGCGGTCCACCCGGTCTCGGCTCGCCGTGATGGCGGCCAGGCGGCGGGCGATCTCGCGCCGATGCTCGGCCTGCTCGGCCGTCTCGACGTGGACGCGGGCGGCGATGACCTCGCGCCGGGCAAGCACCGCGTCGCGCGATAGGTCGGTCATGCCGGCACGGGCCAGGAGCGAGCGCGCCGCCTCGTTCCAGGGCTCGCCCGTGAGGTGCATTTGCCAATCGATCGCTGTTCCTGTCCAGTGGCAGACACGGCACCAGAATCCAGGAGCGGGGTGATCGGGCTTTCCCTTCGGGCGCACGATGAAGCGATCATCCCCCGCGCCGCACTTCGGGCACGGCCCGGCCCACTCGGCGCCGCTGGCCGACTTGCGGCGCAGCGGCACGCTGGCGCCGATCAGGTCCACAAGGTCAACGGCGTAGCGGGCGGCCTCCGTCTCGCGGTCCAGGTCGAGGTGAGAGCGGCGCGTCATTCCGACACCCCCACCCGTTCCGTCCAGTGCTCCTCCGCGCCATAGCGCGCCTCGTTGCCGAAGAGGGCCAGCCGCTCAACGTCGGCCCGCACAACCCAGCGCCCGAAGCCACGGTACTTTCGCTGCTTCGCCAGGGTGACGATCATGCCCGTCTCGCCGAAGTCGGCGGCCGTGTAGGCCCGGCCGCCGATGTTCAGCCCGTCGCCCCACGTCTCTTCGGGGTACTGGCCCGGCATCGTGAGGGTGATGACCACGTCGGCGTCCTTGGCCGGCTGATTGCTCCCCTCGATATCACCAAGGCCGGGCAGTGGTAGGCGGCGATTGTCTACCGCCTGCTTCGCCTGCGCCGCGACGACGACGGGAATATCAAGTGTTCGCGCGATGCGCTTTAGCATCATCGACGTGTTGGCGATGCGCATCCTCTCCTCGCTCTCCCCTGTCGCGCGCATGTCGGACGCCCAGAGCTGCAAGTAGTCCACGAACCACGCAGCCGGCCGGATGCCGTGGTCGCGTTCGATTTGAACCAACTCTCGATAGCCCTGCTCGACGGTGAAGTTGGGAAGCTGGTCGGGCATCAGCCCGGCCCCGTCGCGCTGGGTCGTGCCTTGCATCCAGAGCGGCCAGTCCTTCGGCGAGCGGAGCATGTGCCGGCGCAGATCGGCCCGGTCGTACTGCCCGCTGAACAGGTCCGCCGCGCGAGCCGGCGCGCCGGTGATCTCGGCGTACACGTCGGCCTCGTCCTCTTCGAGTGACGTGTACGCCGCGTACGTCGAGGGCGCCCCGTCCGCTAGCCTGGGCGCCTCGCGCTGGATGCGCTGGCACAGGCGACGCGCCAGGTGCTTGAGCGAGAGCGACTTACCGTTGGACGGCCGCGCCACGATGACGACCAGATGGCCGGCGAACATCGTGCGGATCACGTCGTCAATTTCGCGGATGCCGAAGTCGAGCGGCACGCGCTGGCCGGCGGCGTGTGCCTCCTCGTTTGCCAGGTAGCCCGTGACCAGTTCGGCCGGGCTCTTGGTGTAGACCCGATTGCGGCGCTCGTCGTCGTGGACGACCAGGCCATTAGCGGACGGGCCGCGCCCGTTCTGCGCCGCCATCAGCGGCGGTCCAGGTTGATCGGGCCGCGAGGCTGCGAGGCGGCTCCGTCGCCCACGCGGCGGTCCAGGTTCACGGGACCGTGCGAGCGATGCGCAGCCGGACGGTCGTTGTACGCGTCTCGGGCGGCGGCCATCGCGGCGGGCCACTTGGCCGGGTCGTTGCCGCGAAAGCGCCAGTGCTCCGAGCAGCGCCACCAGTCCAGCCAGCCGAGCGCCGCATCGGCGTCGTTGTGTGTCCATCGGCCAAGGGCGCCGAGGCACTGGCCTACCCAGCTCCGATCCTTGCCGGTGCGCGAATCGACGGCCAGGTCAACAACGCCAGCGGTGAGCGTCGCGACCAGCCGCGGCTTGACCTTGGCCGTGAACGCGCCGCGAGGTGGCTTCGCCTTCGCAGGGACGTCGACCAGGGCTTGCGGTGCGGATGGCTCCGGCTGGCCGACGACTTCGCGCGACTCTTCACGACCGAAGGGAGTGAAGAGTTCTTCTTCAGGTGTTTCTTGAAGACTCTCTTTAAGAGGGGCAACGTCTCGCGTTGCCTTAGCCAACGTCTCGCGTTGGCTTCTAGCCAACGTCTCGCGTTGCCCAACGTCTCGCGTTGCCTTTGTATCGACGCCGACGGGGCGCAGCTGCCAGCGCTCGGAGTCCCGATAGATGGTCGGCTTCGTCGGGCGCGTCTCGGCCGTGAGCCATCCGCGCCGCTCTAGGGCGCGTAGCCGGATGCGGGCCGCCGTGGTCGAGCATCCGGCGCGCTTGGCAATGGCCTCGACGGTGGCCTCGCACTGGCCGCGGTCCATTTGGCACCATCGCCAGACGGCGCCGAAGACGAGCGCGGCGAGCACGTCGATATCGTCGCGGATGCAGTCGGGGGCCGGCGTGAAGCCGGGGTCGAGGGCGGCGCTCATTCGCCGCCCTCCCAGTCCGGCACGATCCGGCAGGCGACCGCCGAGCATCCGCCCGCGACGGCCTCGCCGAACGCGTGCAAGGCCACGGCCAGGACCAGCCGCGCGCGCTCGAAGACGCGCCGGGGCGTCCACCAGGGACCGCGCCAGCCTGGCCGGTGCTTTCGATTGGACGGGGGGGGTAGTACGGGTGTACTATTCACAGTGTCGTCACCTCCTTGGAAGGTGCGGCCGGGGCCGGGGCGTCGCAAGCGCCGCCGGCCCGTTTCGCGTCGGTTGTGCCATCTATTCTAGTGTCCTCTGGCTGTGCTGTCAACCCCATGGCGACAGCCGATGCGGTAGCGTAGATGGCGGCGAGACGGTAGCGGGGGCGGGTGGCGTTTGGCATCATCAGTCGCCGATGATCCCGAGGATTAGCAGCACCAGCCCCGCCAGCATTGCGACGGCGAGCGGCCCCCACCACAACGCCGTTACCTGCCACCACGGCCAGTCGATATGCCCGGTGAGCTTCAAGCCCACGAACAGCACGGTCAACATGCCGAAGATGGACGGCGAGCGCGAGGGGCGGGTGCGTGCTTCGTGCCACCCGTCAATGAACGATTGAGGCCGCTTCACTTGCGCCGTCCCTTCGCCTCACGCGCCATCGTCGCGATGCGCTCGGCGTCACCGGCGATGCGGTCCAGCGTGCCATCGTCGTATCCGGCGCGCGGCGTGCCGGCGGCGACGAACAGCCGCGTCACGGCGCCCGCGATGGCGAGCGTCGCGCCCTCCTCGGGCGTGTGCCGTGACGGGTCGCCCATGCGGCCGGGGACGACGGCGGTCGGTCGTGATACCATGCGGGCCTCCTCAGTCGAGGGGAGCCCCGGCCGGTCGCCGAGCTTGGCGGCAGACGGCCGGCCGGGGCGTGGCGGTGGTCTACAGCGGCTGCCCGTTCGCTGGCACGTACGGGTAGGCGTTGCCCTCGTCGAAGGGCAGAGCATCGTCGTCGGGTGCCGGCGTGTACGCCTTCGGCACGATCTTCACCGTGACGCGAAGGGTCTCGCCGCGCATCCCGATCAGCGCCAGCGCCTCGGGTAGCGACGACTCCGGCACGTCGAGCGTGAGTCGTAGGCCGCCCTCGCCGTGGATGCGGATGGCCGTCGCGGTCAGTGGGATCGATGCGAGGAAGGAGGTCATTCGGGCGTCTCCTCTTCGGCCTCGGCGGCCAGCGCGCGATACCGCGCTGCCGCCGCGCGCGCGGCGGCCGGTGTCGGCTCCACGTCGCCGAACGGCGAGCCGGGTCCGATGCCCCATCCGCCTGCCTCGTGCGGGCGCTCCTCGCGGCGATCAGCCCATGCGTCGAGGAAGGCGGCGGCGAGGGCGTGCAGCTCGGGCGGCCCGGCCCGCAGATGCGCCACGATGTCGGCGCCGTCGTGCCACGGCGCGCCCTTGTCCATGTGCGGGTGGCGCCAGAGGTCCAGGAGGGCCAGCCGATGGCGGGTGGCGGCGCTCATGACGCGGCCTCCAGGTCTTCGACGTCGTAGTAGAACTCGCGCCAGTCATCGTCGAGATGGACGCCGATGGGCTTGTAGTACACGCGCTCGTGGAGGCCGGGAATGCGTCTCACCTTCACGACGGTCCCGACGCGGCCTTGGCGATCCCGCAGAAAGTGCGGCCGGCAGTCGGCGTCGGCGCTACGCACGACGCGCACGCGGTCGCCGACTGCAAACGGGCTGTCCGGAGACAGGTCGAGCGCGATCTGGCGTGCCGCGTCAGTCGGCATCATCGGCCCCCTTTCCCGCCTCGGCGGCCTGCGCCTCCTCGACGGCTCCGGCCAAGCCGAGCGCCAGCCCGCGGGCCTCGGCGGCCTCGCGCTCGGCGGCGGCGCGCTGGTCGCCGTAGGCGAGGATGGCGGCGCGGAGGGCCGCATGGGCTTCGTCGCACTGCCTGCTGTGCGAGACGAAGCACGCCATCTCGTCGCAGTCTGCGCGGTCGTACTCCGCTTCGGCGAGCACGATAATCGCAGCGTCCACCGCCTCGGGCAGCGCCCGCGCGGCGGCGGTCACGCGCTCACCCCCGCCGGCTCGGCGGCCGGAACGCTCTCGACCTCGGCGCGCATCGCGGCGCGGTCGCGGATGGCGTGGCCCAGCTCGCCGCAGAACGGCAGCTTCGCGCCCGCCGGGTCGGTGTCCAACCACTCGACGATGCGCGCCAGCTCGGCCATCGTCGTCACGTCCGGATCGGCGATGCGATCGGCGACGCGCCGAAGAGCGCCGGCGACGCGGAAGTCGCGGCTGGATCCGGCGGGCGTCTCGGTCTCGATGCGCGTGGCCAGGCGCAGCAGGTCGCCAGACGTCTCGGCCGCGTCGATCAGCGGCGTCCAGTGCTCGGGCGCATCGTCGGCCGCGCGCGGCAGGGCCGGTCGGCTGTCCGCCCGCGGCGCGTGGTCGAGCACCTCGCCCGTCTCGCCGTCCACCACGGCGCCCAGCTCGTCGGGCGTGTAGATCGCGCCGCCGAACACGTCCGGGCAGTACCACCGCGCGCCGTTGGAGAGGGCGCGGGCCAGCAGCATGTTGCGCGGGTAGCTCTTCCACGTCGTGTTCGCCAGCAGCCCGGCGCGCTTGGCGTCGTCCATCGTGAAGCTCGACTCGCCCACGGCCTCGCCGTTCTCGAAGAACGCCAGGACCGCGCGGTCATCGTCCAGCGCCACGACGCGGTAGTCGTAGCGGCCGCTCCGCTTGATGGCCGCGCCAAGGAGGTTGCTCGACAGCGCCACCTTGCCCTTGATGACGTGAACGCCGGTCATGGATGCCATCGGGCCGAAGCCAAGCTCCTGGCCGGCGATGATCTTGACGACGGCCTGGGCGGCTTCGCGGGCGTCGGAGAAGAAACCAGAGCGGCAGAACGTTTCGGCTAGTCGCATCGTGTCGTCGAGGCTGGCCGTTCGGGCCAGCGGGGCGGGGTTGTTGGCGATCATCGGTCCCTCCCGGTCAGGTGGCGCCCCCAGCGGTCGAGGGCGAAGCAAACGGCGACGACGGTGACGACAAACAGCGCGGCGCTCATGCGCGCCCCCGAGGCGCTACGGTCTCGCGCGCCATCGCGCGGATGTCGCGGGCGAGCTTGTGAAGGCGGGCGTCGGCCCATTCGGCGCGGGCGTTGTCGCCGCCATCGAGCGCGTAGGCCATCTCGCGCCGAATGGCGGCGCGCAGCTCGATGGCGCGGGCGAGCTCGACGGCGGGCGAGGTCGTGACGGCGCGGGTCATGCCGCACCGCCACGCGCCAGCGCCGCCTCGCGAGCCGCGACGCCGATGGCGTAGGCGTCGGCCTGCGCCGGATCGGCCAGCGGGCGACCGTAGACGCCTGCGTAGACCGCGGCGCAAAGCGGGCACTTGCCGCCGCCGCGCCAATGCAGATCGTGGCAGCCGCCACAGATGGAGACGCCGTTGCCGCGGGCGAGAGCGCGGGCCGCGTGCCATACGGGAGCGAGGTTGACAGGGGCGGGCGCCGTCTCGGCCTTGACGTAGCCCTTGCCGTCGCACGTCTGACAGCGGATGCGCGAGCCGTGGCTGTCGTGGCCGCCGGCTCCGGTACAACTCGGGCAGATCGTGGTATCATGAGCGGCTGTCATCAGGGACCCTCCTGGTGGCCAGGGGTCGGGCTGTTTGCGCAGCGCCGGCCCCATTCGGTTGTTATGGGCAGAGTATAGTCGAAAGTGTTTCGCTTGTCAAGGGTCAATCTGTGGCGATTTTGCCCGCTTCCGTGAGGGTGATGCTTCCCCGGCTGCCGTGCAGTGTCTCGACCAATCCGGCCCGCCTCAGGATCACCAGGTGCCGCGCCACCGTCCCGCGCGGGATGCCCGTGGCCGACGCCAGCGCATCGACGCTCGGCACGTCGCCCGCGTCCAGCATCGCCCGGAGCGCGTCCAGGATCGCCCGCCGGCGTGCCGGGCCGGTCATGTGAGGTCGTACCATGGCCTCGATCATACGCGCCTCCCGGCGAGCTGGTAGCGCGGCCGCGCCCTAGCCCAAGTGGGCCGGGGGCGCTACCCACACCCCCGGCCCAGGCCCAGGTTCGCGCCGCCCAGGAGGAGCCGACGCGAGTAGCGGGGGCGGGAATCGAACCCGCGGCCACCGGGTTATGAGCCCGGCGCTCTGCCACTGAGCTACCCCGCAATGCGCCGCCGCTGCGCGCCTTGCCTCGCCGCTCCGAGGTGCGCTGACGATTCGACGGCAAACCGCCCGGCGCTTCACCGCGCGCCGGGAGCGGAGGAATCGCGCGGCCGGATGTTGCGACGGCCGCGCCGCCGGCGGCGCCGACGGACACATGAACGCCGCACCCCCTGCGGCGGTCGATAGTCACCAGACGCCCAACGGGGCGAGCGCGTAGGCGATGGCGGCGCCCGCCGCCCCGCAAGCCAGGGCGACGGCGAGGCCGACGACGACGCGGAGGCGGTAGGTGGTCACGCCACCACCTCGAATCGGCGCAGCACGAGCGCCATGACGCGCGACTCCCGGGCGGCCTGCCGAAGCGCCCGACCTAGCGCCGCATCCGCGGTGGGCGGTACACGCTCGATTGCCGCGTAGCCGGCCGGCGTCAGCTGCGTCGAGCGCGCGTCGCGATGTACACGCGTGATCAGGCCGTCACGCTCCAAGCGCGCGAGCGTGTAGAACACCACGCTGGGGTTTGACACGCCGCGCCGTGCCGCGATCTCGCGCAGTGAGGGCGGGCGCCCCCTTAGCTCGATGGCGTCTGCGATGGCCTCCAGCGTCTCGCGCCGTGCCCGTGATAGCATCATGGCGTCCCCTCGATGGCAGCCCGGCTAGCGGCTGTCGTGGCTGCGCCGCCCATCACGCGAAACGCGGTCGGGCGGCGAGGTGCCGAATTGGTGTTCTACGGGCGAGTATACGAGACGCGGCGGCGAAATGCAAGACCTCGCCGCCAGCTCGCGCGCAGTCCGCCCTGCTACGCGCCCCGGTGGGTGGCGCGGAGGGCCGCTTCTAGGCCCGCCTTGGTCGGATCGTAGTAGGCCGCCCAGGTCGTATCCGGCGAGCCGTGCCCGAGCATGGCGGCCAGGATGTGTGTCGATAGGCCAGAGTCGAGCGCGTGGCTGGCGTAGGTGTGCCGAAGCGCATGCATCGTCGCCCGCGTCTGAACGCCGGCCAGGGCCGCCGGTAGCCGCCGGCGGCCCTGGCCTTTTCTATACGCGTTCGGTTGCGGCGGGTTGAGCCGTTCGGGTTGCGGTCAGGTTTCTTAACGCCGACCGCCCCCGGCGACGCGAGGCGACCGGGGGCGTGTTCCCGCCGTCCGGGCACGGGGCGCTATCCCCGCATCGGCCCGCCCATGAACGCCGCGGGCGTCGCCGGTGCGTCGCCGGTGCCTTCTCCCGTCTGCGCGGCGCGGACCGCCCGCCAGTAGCGCTCGGCGGCATCCACCAGCGCCGCGACGGCCGACGCTGGCAGCGCCCGGATACGGACCGCGATGGCGTCGTCACCGGGCTCGCCACGGTCGGCCACCTCGTCGGCGAGCATGAGCACGTCGGCGCCGGTGACGTGCCACGTCCGCACCACGTCGAGGACGGCGTCCAGGTCGGCCATGGACAGCGCGGCGCGGGCCTCTCGCCGGCCGGCGGCCATGATGGCGGCGTAGCGGGCGCGGACGCCCTCCGGCGCGTCCTGGTCGCGCAGGGCGACCAGAGCGGCGCGCAGGGCTGCGGTCTTGCCGCCGTGGCGGGCGGCGAGGGCGGTCAGGAGCGCGTCCGTCTCGTCGTCGAGGCGAAAGGCGCGGGCGGCGGGAGCTGGCATCGCGGCCTCCTGGAAGGGCGACCGGCCCGTCGTGGGCACGGGCCGGTTGCGGTGGTGGGATCGGGTGGGCTAGACCTCGGTGACGACGATCTCGCCGGCCTCGGCAGGCGCGACGCGCTGCGCGTCCGCATAGTCGCGGTAGCCAGCCTCGCGCGCCATCGCGTCCAGCGCCGCCTCGGGCGTCTCGCCCTCGTAGATCCCCAGGTCCAGGCCGCTGATCGCATTCTCGATCCGGTAGGTCTTGCTGCTCATCTCGTGTCTCCCTTGTGGTCGCGGGCGTCGCTCCCGCCGTCGATGGTCATAGGATACCACGCGCGTATCGACAATGCAATACGCGCGGCCCTTCTCTCATCTTTCTCTCATAAAGCGAGCCGCCCCGGCCGTTGCGACGGGGCCGGGGCGGCGTGCGCGCGGCGTGCGCGCGGGAGACGGGTCCAGGATACCACGCCGCCCCCGGCCACGCGAGGCGACCGGGGGCGGCGTGATGGCGTGCCGGCGTTACGCCTGCGCCGGGACCACGCGCTCCAACAGAAGCTCGTACACGCGGCGGGCCAGCTCCGCATTGGCCGTAGCCCACGCGAGCCAGACTCCGACGTATGCGACCGGATCGCCGGTCCAGGCGGGCAGCTCGACGCCGCCCGACGCCAGGATGGCGCCGACGATGGCGAGCGACGCGACGTAGACCGCGACGGCGGGCCGGATGCCCAGCGAGTCAGACAGCATACGAAGGCCAGTCGTCACGACGGACGTGACGCCCGGCACGGCCAGCACGGCCAGCACGAACGCCAGAACAGGAGAATCCATCACTCACCTCCCCCGCGCGGGGATATCGCCACGGGCCAGAATCGGCCCGGTGGTCACGTCACACATCGATGTAGCGCACCGACCAGTCGGGCCGCCGCGCGATGTAGATCCGCCGCACGACGCGGCCCGCTTTGATCGCTTGCGCGACCTGGCACGTATAGCCCGTGCCGTCGTCTCCCACGGCGTCGTACTCGCGCGACACCGGCACGTAACGGTCGGCCAGGATGGCCCGCGTAAGGCCGGCGGCCGGATTGAGCGCCAGCACCTCGCGCGATGGCGCATCCACCCGTAGCCGCTGGTGCAGCGCCATCGCGGCCTCGGTCGCGGTCGGCGCCGGGCGCTGCCGGATGCCCGGCAGGACGGCCAGCACGGCCGGCCCAGGGCACGCCGTAGCGGGGCCGCCCGGCACCTGGCCGTGCCCAACGACGGCCAGCTCGCGCCCCACGAACGCGTCCAGCACGCGCACCACGCGCCGCAGCGCGTCATGATCCTCATCGGCGAGCCCGATGCGCGTGTAGTCGCCCGCGATCACGACGCCGATAACGAGATGGTTCTGGCCCTTGACGTTCGCCCGCGCCAGCTCGACGGCGCCGAGGTAGCTGACGACGCCCTGCCGGATGCCGATGTGGTACCCGATGCCCGCCCAGCCCTGCGCCTGGTGCTGGTCGCGGATCGTCGTCCAGGCGGCGGCCTTGGAGCCGGCCGTATGGTGGACGGCGATGTACTCGACGCCATCCAGCGGCCGATGCCGGAAGCCGGGCCGGTCGGCCATCGCCCCGCGCGCGTCGCCGTAGTCGTCGCCGAACTCGCCGCCCAGCATGGTCGATAGAAGCGCGCTCACAGGGTCACCTCCGGGCGATGCCACGGCGAGCGCCACGCCCCCCGCGTCGTCGGCGCCGCGACCTGCCCGGCGTGAACCGCCGAGGCCGTCGCCGCGATGCCGTTGGCCGCCAAGACCTCGACCGCCCACGCGAGCCGCAGGCCGTACGACGCCGCCGGATGCCCGTGCATCCGCCCGGCGAACAGCGCCCACCCCTCGCCCTCGCGCGGCACGCCCATCGCCGCGACGCCTGCCGAGACGACGGCAGGCAGCGTGACGGGCGGCGCGACCGGCGGCGGGGCCGGCGGCGGGGCCGGCGGTGCCGGGGCGGGTGTCCGGCTCGGCACACGCGCCGTCGTCTCGAAGGCCGGCGCGCGTGTCAGGGCGTCGCGCAGCTCGGGGTTGGCCATGATGTTGTTGGTCGGGTGCGCCTCGTCGGTAGACCAGATGAACCACGTCACGCCCAGGCACGCCGGGTCACTCGCCGCCTTGGCGAGCAGCCCCTTCATGGCCGAGAACGTCTGCGCCGTGCGGCCCCGGTCGTGGTGGGCGAACGTGCCCGCCTCGGAGACGATGAACGGCTTGCCCGGGAACTGCGCGCAGAATCCGCCCCGGTCGCGCGGGCGGCCCGGCACCGACGGCTGATGCGTGTCGCGCCAGCCCTTCGGGCGCCAGGCTCGAAGCATGTGCCACACGTCGTCCACGCCGCCCGGCAGCGTCTTGTCGCCCTGCGCGCCCCACTCCATGTGCCCGTAGAGGTGGACTGCGCCGACGTCGCACCGCTGGATGGCATCGCGGATGGCCGGCACGGCGTACTCGCTGTCCGGGTCGTCCGGGTAGGCGTCGTGGCCGCCGGCCAGCGCCGACCAGCACGACAGCGCGCGGCGGCCCGGGATAAGCCGGTCCACCTCGTCCCAGAACGCCAGGTTCCACCGGCCGATGGCGTCGTACTCGCCCGCCGTCGTCGCGGCGCCGCCCGGCCCATAGCCTTCGATGTCCTGCTCGTTGGCCGGCGAGACGCAGACCAGGGGGTCATCCCAGAGGTTCGCCCGCAAGCCCTCGAAGCGCCAGTCCGAGAGCATCGTCACGGCGTGCCGCGCCCATGCCTTCGGGTCGAGCGACTTCCACGCGGGGTGATACAGGCGCACGTGGATCAACCGCTCGGGCGCGGGGGCGATCCCCTGCGCCGGCCAGCCGTGGCGGAGCTTGTGGTACCAGTACGCGTTTTCGACGTCGCCCCATTGATCCGCCATCGCGTCGCGCGGGAACATGAGGTGGTGCAGGATCGTCATGGCGCCGCGCCCGCCGTCGGTCCGCAGCATGTCCTCGACGTGCCAATGCCGGGTGTTCCCGACGTGCATCCCGTTGACTACTCGCATGACTCACCCTCCAGATGCGCCCAGGTGCGACCGCGTACGGCGTCACTTAGCGTTGCCGGCGAGACGCCCAGCTCGCGCGCCAGCCGAGCCAGCGTTCCGCGTGGCCCTGCGGCAACCTGTCGTCGCACGGACCGCACGGTTTCCGCATTGAGCTTCGCCTGAGCGTTGCTCTCGCCGGGGAGCCCGGCGGTAGGGCTGCGATGGCGACCGCGCGCGACGGCATCGCGCATGTTGTCGAGGTGGGTGCCGAGCCGGAGGTGCGCGGGGTTGCAGCACGCGGTGTTGTCACACGCGTGCAGAACATCCAGTTCGGCAGGGCAAGCGCCGTGGGTGTAGGCGTAGGCGACGCGGTGGGCCAGTAGCATCTGGCCGCGTCCTTCGGGGCCGGAGCCGGGCGTCCAGAACTGGCCGTAGCCCTGGCGGTGCCTGCCCGCAGTCCACTCCCAGCAATCGCCGGGGGCGCCCTTGCGGACGCGCGACCAGAACCGCGCCTCGCGCTCGGCGGGCGTCAGCGGCTTGCGGCCTCGGTTGACGGGTGTAGAATCACGACCGCTCATCGGAATCAGCCTCCGGTGGGTCACGGCCGGGGAGTGTTGACGCACTCGCCCGGCCACGTTTTGATTGCTCGAATGATAGCGCGTTAGGCGCATCGCTCAGATCTCCCCTCGCGCCTTACGATTCGGCGCACAATCATTCACACGATCCATGCATTCCATCCGCCGCCGCGCCCGACTTGCACGGGTCACGACTGCCCCGCCTCCGCCAGCCGCGCCCGCTCGTCGATCGCCTCCTGCCACGCGCCGGCATACCCCGCCGCGTCGACCAGGTTGTCGCGGGTCGGCCGATGGCACTGCCTGGCGAGCTTGCCTTGGATCATGAGCGCCGCCACGTCCTCGGCCGTGAGCACCGCCCCCGGCGCGAGGATCCCCCGCGCCGCGAGCCAAGCGCCCATGAGCAGCGCGGCCCGCCCAAAGTTGTCGAGCGGATGCCCGTAGGTCTCCCGCCGCGGCCCGAACACGACGCGCTCGGCCTCGGCCAGCGCCGACTCGTCCTCCACGGGAGACAGGTCGGGGTACGCCAGGACCGGCAGGCCGCACCACTGCGCGACCTGGACCTCACGCGTCGCCCCGGCCGACTCGCGCCAGCCCGGCAGCACGACGACGCCCGCCGACTGCGCCACGACGGCCAGGTCTTCCCGCATGTACTCCGCGAGCGGGCGGGGCTCGTCGCGCCACGGGTCGAAGCCCGCCCGCTCGTCGACCTCCGCCGGGCAGTGGACGGCCATCCCCCGAGCGCGTAGGTCGACGCGGGCCGCCGCGAACGCCGGGAAGTTGAGGCCGGGCAGCCCGCGCATCGGCCCGGCCAGGTAGATGTAGGGCGCGGGGGTCACGGGATCATCCGAAGCTGCGCCGGACCCGTCGACCCTCGCCCCAGGTTGCACGCCGGGTGCGCTACGGCGACGTTGCGATAGGAGTGCTCGCCGCCCTTGGTACAGGTCTTCGCGTCACTCATGGGGGTCAATCCATACCGTGAACAGATCCATTGGACCACGCTTCTTCGACCAGATCCGGCCCTCGGCTGCGCGGATGTGATGGTATCCATGTGAAGCGTGGAAGCTGTCGGTTGCAGTCATGCCCGACACTCCCACGACGCGTACGCCTTGGTCTTCGAACAAGTCGTGCCTGAGGGGCGCCGAGCCAACGGCACTTGCACGATGCCGGTGCCCGCGATGCCACTCGCGCCAGCGCGTGCGCGACCACGCCTCAGGCCATCGGCGGGCCATAATCATGGGGAGTTCCGAGTCCTTGACGCCGTGCCCGTGGCAATACCCAAGCAGAACGGAGCCCCACTCGTAGCACGAGAACAGGTCCGGCTCATTCTCTACCACTACCGCCGAGTCGTGCCGGTACCAGGCGCTCATGACTTCGCCTAGTAATATCATGGTGCGATGGTCATGATTGCCGGGAACAGTTCGCACGCGAACCGGCGCAACAAGCCTTAGTGCATCGATGGTTTCCACCAATACCTCGCGGCCGATTTTCACCATGCGTTGCCATCGCGTATCGACGTCTTGAGGGGTGCCTTTGGTGGTTGCGCCTCCCTTGCCATCAATTGTAGCATCTGCATGCAGAAAGTCATTCCCGATTGGCAGGAGGATCTCTGAAACCCGCCGCACTCGGGCGCGATCGATGATCTCAGCAACAGCTACGGTCCAGTCGCGTCGTGCGATCACGCTGTCGTAGTCACTGCCCCCGGTCTCTGGTCCCCAGGCAAGCATGCCGATATGGGCGTCTGACAGGTTGACTTCTAGGAGTAGGTCTCCCTCGTCGGAGGGTCGAGACCATGCCGGTATCGCATACCGTGGCATGTGACCGGTGGCGTCTTCGATCATCTGGTCGATAATGGCTTTGGCGTTGACCACGTCGCGCCTGGGCACCAGCCACGCCTTGACCTGGTGGAGCTGGACCATGCGCGGCTCGCCGTCCGGGCCTTTCATGGACGATGCCCAGGCGTTCAATAGCTGACGCTCGACCATCCATAGATCCAGGTCCACGCCAGCAACCGCTAGCAGCTCGTCAAGCGTGCGGATGAGCGACGACGCGGGCGCCTCGACGGTCATGCCGCCATCCGCCGCCCGCTCGACCCGGAGCGCGTCGCCCGTGTCGGCCGCGTCCGCGATGGCCGCTGCGCTCGTATCCGCAACGGCCTCGACAGCCGCAGGCGAGCCGGGTCCGGGCGCGGCGGTGGCGAGCGCAGCGGCCAGGGCGCCGCCCCGTACGGCCCGGAGATAGGCGCTCTTCACGCTGCCCTCACGACCAAGCGACGCATCCACGTCGGCCCATCCCAGGCCGCGCTCGCGCATGGCATGAATGCGCCGTAGCGTCTCGTCGTCGAGGCTGGACGCGCCGCGCGCATTCGGCGGCGCTGGCCGATGGTCATCGCTCACCGCCCCACCTCCCCGTCGAGCGCCGACGGCGGCGCATGGCGGATGCGCTCCAGCTCGCGCACGCGGCCCTCAAGCTCGGCAATCCGCGCCTTGTCGGCCGCCTCGACCGCCCGCAGCCGCTGCACCTCGGCGGTCAGCCGGTCCACGTCCATGCGGTACGTCGAGAGCTCATCGATCATGCTCGACATCCGCAGCGTCAGCCGGTCCAGCTCCGCGCGCATGGCCGTCCACGCCAGCGCCTCGGCCTCGGCGCGTGCCTTGTCGGCCTGGGCGTCGGCCAGCCGACCATCCGCCCCCGACGGCGCCGGGCGGCCCATGATCCGCTGCGCGAGCGCCGACAGGATCGCGCCGAGGCCAAGAGCCGCCGCGATCGGGCCGATCGTCTCGACGCTCACGGGCACCCCCCGGCGAGCGCGTAGACGATGACGACCAGTGCGCCGCCGATCATGCCGCCGACCATCGCGGCCGCCGCGCGCTCCCACCGCGTCACGAGTCGTCTTCCATCCCGCGCCGCCAGTCGCCCATGCCGTCGTCGGCCTCCTCGACCGGCCGGAGCGGCGCGACGTTCCACTCGATGCTCGCCTCGCAGGACACGCCGACGCCGCGATCGGCGGCCAGAAGCCACCGGACGAGGTGGTACACCAGCGCCGCCAGGACGGCCGCCACAAGCGCCCGGCTCATTCGCCCGCCTCCCGCCACCACGTCGGCCCGCGCCACGCCAGCACGACGATCAGCACGGCCATCAGGAGCGTGCCGCCGTCACGGATGCGGGGCGCATCGAGCCCGACGCCCGCCAGCGTGACCAGGGACGCGGCCAGCCACCACGCCCGCCACAGCCGAGCGAGCGCGGCGACGTGTACCACGGCCGCCCACGCGGCGACGCGCCATCCGGTCACCCGTCGCCGTCCATGCCGCGCCGCCATGGCGACATGCCGTCGTCCTCGCCGTCGTCGTCACTGACCGGACGCAGCGGCGCCAGCGTGACCTCGACGCGCGTTTCAAGCGCCACGCCGCGATCGGCGACGATGAGCCATCGCGAGAGCTGGTACAGCATCCATGCCCAGGCGCAGGCCACGGCGGCGAGCCCTAGGCGGCCGAAGGCGCGGATCACGCGATCGCCTCGGGAGCGCCCTGGACGATACTGCACCGCCCGCCGTGCGAGAGCATCGTGACCGTCGTGCCGGCGCGCATCTTGACCGCGTAGCCGTGCGTCCCGCGCGTGAGGCCGGCGGCGGCGGTCGCGGCCAGCGTCACGGTGATATCGCCGTCGGCCGCGTCGTCCACCGTGATCGAGCCGTGCGCCGCCGTGGCGTAGGCGGCGCCGGCGAGGCGCGTTAGCCCGGCCGTCTCTTCGATCAGCACCTCAGCCGCCGTGTCGTCTTCGGGCGACGACGTAACGACGAACCACAGGTCATCCCGCGCCGCGATGTTGCCCAGGCCGGTTAGGCTGATGCTGGCCGTGGCGTGGGTGTAGAGCGTGATGTTGGAGCCCGTCACGGCCGCGACGACGCTAGCCGCCGGCTGCGTCAGCGTACGGACGGACGCCGACCACGGGTCGCCCGCTGCGCCCGCGTCGCTGAGCGCCTTGCCCGTCGTGCCGGCCGTCTGGTGGCCGCTGGTGCCCTCGTCCCATACCGCGTCGGCGATGCTCGCAGCGCTCGGGATGCTGATACCCGCCGCAATCTCGGTCACGGCGTCCGCCGCCAAGGCGTCGGCGTCCACCGCGCCCGTGGCGATGCTGGCCGCCGTGATGCCGCCCGCCGCAACCGAGCCGACGGAGCCGGCGACGTTGCCGCCCACGTTGCCGGTGACGGAGCCGACCGCGCCGCTCACGCTGGCCACCGCCTGGTCCACGTCGATGTTCGTGGCCGACAGGTTGACCGCCGTCGACTGGCCGCCGACGTTCGCCCAGTCCACGCCCGCCTCGCCACCCGCGCTCACGTCCAGCGAGCGCCCGGCCGTCGTCGGCGCCAGCGGCACGACGCGCCCGACGATGGCGGCCGGAACGACGATCATGTCGCTCACGGTCCCGAATACCCACGTCACGACGCCCTCGGAGGCGGGGACCGCCGCGTCCGGAATATCGATTCGGTAGAGGCCGCCGCCGACGTGGATCATGCCGCCGTCGCTGTGCGCGCTGTTGACCCCGGCGAGGTCGCTCTCGGTCAGCGCCGTCACCGCCCCCGTCGCCCCGACGCGATAGGACAGCGCCAGCCCCGACGTGGCCGACGTGACGCCCGTCTCCGGCGTGCCGTCGGCGGCATCGATGATCATGATGTGGACGCTCTGGTCAGTCGCGCCCGGGACGACGGGATGCATCAGCCACCTCCTGCCACGGCGTGCCAGTGGCGCATCTGCGCGAGGATGACGGCGACGGCCCCGCCGCCCCACGAGCCGCCCGTCGGTAGCGCGGCCATCGCGGCGGACACGGCGGCGACCTCGGCGTCGTCGAGCTCGGCGTCGTAGATCGCCACGGCGCCGATCGTGGAGTCGCTGAAGCGGTTGGACCCGCCCACGTTGTAGCCGCCGATGTGGATTGGCGTCGTCGGGTTGTTGCCGTTGCCCTTGGTCGACACGAGCGAGCCGTTCCGATAGAGCTTGGTGCCGGCGCTCGTGGTCATGGCGAGCGCCCACACGTCTTCGGTGCTGGACGCGGACTGCCCCGTGGACTCCCACGCAAGCGACTCGCGTAGAATCACGACGTCGGTGCCGAGACTGTCGAACGTGCCGTTGCCGCGCCCCAGCGCGACGCCCTTGGTATCGTCGCCGCCCCACTTGACCCACGCGCCGCGCCCGCTCGCGTCCACCGTCACGCGGAGGATGATCGTCACGGGCCGCGCCGTGATCGTCGGGCCGGTCAGGCGCTGCATCGTGCCGCCCTGTGTACCGGCGAACGCCCACCCCGTCAGCGTCGACCATGCCGGGGCGACCACGGCGACGGCATCGTCCGTGCCGGGGGCCGCGCGGTTGACGTAGCTCGACGCCTGATCCGGGGCGCCGATCGGCTCGTACGCCGCCACGCAGCCGGTTGCGCCGCCGGCAGTCCACCAGGCCATCGGCTAGAGCGTCTCGGCGATGATGCGGTCGAGGTTGTTCGTGATGACCGCCTGCACCGCCGCGTCGGTATGGTCGTCCGTCTCGTAAGCGTTGCGGATGCCCGCGACCTGCGACAGTTCGACGCGGACGCGCGGCATGGCGAGGTCCGGGTTGCCCATGACCCGTTCGGCCCACTTGCGCCGGACGTACCAGAACGCGCCGGGCGGCGACTCGGCCAGGATGTCGCTGGCCGTCTTGACCAGCGCGCCGCGCGCCTTCTTGAAGAGCGCCTTGTCAGGCCCCGCGATGATGTCGCTGATGATCTCGTTCGTCGTCGCCACGACACTACCTCCCGGCCGCGTCGGCGGCCATCGTGCGGACGTGCGCCAGCCGCGCGCGCCCAGCGAGCAGGATCGGCATCCACGCGCCCGCCGCGAGGGCCGGGCGGGTCGCTCCCGATGTCGGGACCGGCGGCGTCGTGCGCACCTTCGGCGTCGTCGTCGCCCGCTCCGTCACGGCGAACCACGTCGCCGTCGGGCGCGGCGGTAGCGTGGGCGTCGGCGCGGTGGACGTGTACGGGCGCGGCGTCGTCGTCGCGGTCGGGCGCAGCGTCGGCGTCGGCTCCGTCGTCGGCTCGCACGTCGAGCCCGACGCGCAGAGCGCCGTCGCCATCGCGGCCGTGCCGGAGGCCGCGACCGTGGACCAATAGGCGGTCATCTCGGCCGTCCACGTCGGCCACCAGGGCGGCGTCGGCGTGCCGGTGGCCAGGAGGGCTAGGCTAATGAGTCTCATCGCAACCACCAATCCAAACGCGAGTCAAGTTGCACCATTATACACGACGTTTACCCGTCATTGTTCCGCCATCGGTTGCCGCCCAATCGCGGGCCGACGTATCCGACAACGTCTACCGCTTGCATCAGTGCGTTCAGCCGTAGATTGCCGAGCTTCATCGTTGCCTCGAATGGTCCGGTGCCCGACTGCGCCACGGTCCAGCCGCGCACCACGGCGTCAACCTGGGCGCCGACCGTTGGCAGGTCGATGCGTACCAGGTCACGCAGCTCGTAGTGCTGACCCGAGGTCGTCCCGTAAAACTGTGCACCAGTCACGTCGCGCAAGGCCACCTCCACCGCTTCGTGCGGCTCGGCGTGCAGCTCGACAATGCGCGTCGCCTCGGTGTCTGTGTAGGTCGTAGACGATGCGGCCGGCAGCGTGCCCTCGCCTTCGTAGACGCCACGCGCCGCGACTGACGCGGCATCATACTGATAGCCCTTGATCTGGCCGGCGCCCGAGCCATCGCCTTTGATGCCGACAACGTTCAGTAGGTCGAGGACGGTCTTCTCTAGCTGCCATTCGGTCACGCTACCGCGCACCGGCGTCAGCACGAATCGCGAGGTGGTATCCGTGTCCTGGTACGGCCGCGCGGTCGTGAGGCTCCACGTTGCCGCTCTCGTCTCGCTGGCGTACAGGTAGCAATCGCCCTTGTCGGCAATGTGCCGAACGGTGTCCAGGAGCAGCCCACCCTCTTGCTCATGTAGAGCGATCGTGGGCGACACCGTGCCCACGTCTGCGGCACCGTCCACCGTCCATCCCGTGCCGAACTCCGCGCGCGTAAGGCCGCCCGGATAGCCCGTCGGCACAACGTCACCGCACGCGTCACGAAACGCCTTGCGTATGATATCCTCGGGGTAGTCCGTCGTGGCGATGTCGGCATACGTTGCGCTGTTATAGCGCCGTCGCGTAGCGAAATGCTGCAAGAACGTCGTGGCCAGCAGCGTTACCGTCGGAGCGCCGCGCAAGCTCGGGCCTGGCGTGAGCGTGCTAGACACGATCGGCCCGGACCATATCGGCACACCCGTACGGCGCAGATACAGGTCAAGCGACCATTGCTCCCAACCATCATATAGGTCGAATCCCGCGCCCGCCGCGTTGGATGCCCACGGCACGTCGCCCGGCACGGTGATAGACAGCGACCCTAGATCGTGTTCATCTTTGGTCGCATCGAAGGCCAGCCACGATGCAATGCGGTAGCGCGTCGAGCGCGTCGGGTCGGTTAGATAGAGCCAGCAATTGCTATGATCGAGCCAATTTGTTGCGGCCATCACCAGCTCCCGTAATACGGGTAGTACTCGATAGCCACGTCAATCGTCCCGCCGCCCGCCGCCGTCGCCGTCCATGTCGTCGAGCCGATCGGTAGCCTCAGGTCGTATCCGACATTGACCGTGGCCGTGCCGGTCGAATCGCCCCGCGTTGTGTGGTGATGGTCGTAATACTGCGTATTCGCCGGACTGGTGAACGTCACCGTATCAACGCCCGTCGCGGCCAGGGTGACCGTGTTGACCGTGCCCGACTTGTTCGAGAACGTCACCCGGCAGCCGACCGGGATAACGCCGTCATTAACCGTCGCGCCCGTCTCGCCCGTCGCGTCGGCGCCGGTGATGGTCGTCGTCTTCGCCTCGCGCTTGCGCCATAGCCCGAATTCGGCGCGCATCCGCACCGGGTAGAACGCGATGGTGCCGGGGCCGCCCGCGCCATCGACGTAGATGCCCGGCTCGCCAAGCGATCCCGTTTCTAGGACATAGTTGCACGTCGGCCACTCAGTTACCCGGCAAAGCAGCACGCGCGAGACGGCATTGTTGCCATCGTCCTTGCGGTCAACACGCAACTGAAGCTCGCCGCCGTACGGGTTGTAGCGGATGCCCAGCGCCTCCCAATCGTCCATCAGATCGCGCACCCGCGTCGCGTCTGTTGACTCAGCCGATTGAAGGCGTAGGCGAAACTGGACCTCGGCCGCACCGACGACCGGATCGCCGCGCTCAATGACGATGTTATCCACGATGCGCTCGACCAGCGGCTCGGCCGGCGTCGCGGTGAAGATCGGGAAGTCGGCGAGCTTACGCGTAACGCCGTCTACCGTCTCGTCGCAGGCCACGCCGTTCCAGTAAACGTCAACCTCAGTGAGCTTGCTTCCGCTGGTCGCCATCGCTACCGCTTCCTAATCTCAATGTCGAGCTTTTGCGCCACGCGCTCGCTCAGTTTCTCTATGGTCCGGTCGCCGATGTTGACGTTGATCGTGTTCTCGGTTGTCTGCGTTAGCGGCACGAGCGTCGGCTGCACGTCGAGGTTGATCGTCATACCCGCGACGTTAGCCGTATCGCCGGTGATTGACCCGTTGATTTCGCCGCCTTGGAAGGAGAGGCCGGCGGCCAGAATGCCCGGCGCCATCGCGAGCTGGCGCAGCGCACGTAGGTCGATGCCGCCGCGCAGTCCTTCGATGATCTCGAGGATCGGCCGGAACGCATCGGCCAGCGCCGCCATCTTGTCGGCCAAGCCCTCGGGCAGCGTGAAGCTTAGGCCCGCCGCCGCCTCCTGGATCGCCTGGACGGCCGCGGTCAAGCTCGCCTTGACGCGCTCCTTGAGGTTGGTCCGCAGCGTGTCACCGCGCTGGCCGGTGGCCCGGATGCGCCCGAACGGATTGCTTAGCGCCTGATCCACCACGTCCAACACCGACCCGAACGCGCCCGCGATGGCGCCGACCGCATCGGCCGCAGCCGCCCGCGCCGCGGCGACCTCGCCCGATAGCCCGGCCTCGCTCATCACGTCGCGCATGGCGTCCAACAGCAGCACGGCCGACGCCTTGAAGCCGTCCAGCGCGCCGGCCGATAGCGTGCGCGGCGCCTCGGTGGACAGCGACGTGATCGCCGCGTAGGCCTTGACGATGGCGTCGAGCATCCCGGTAAAGGCCGTCGCCCGCGTAAGCAAATCGGCCGCGACCTTCTCGCTGTAGGTGAAGCCTTGCAGCACAAAGTCAAGCGCCGGGATCAGCTTGTCGCGGACGTGTAGCAGCGCCGCCTTGAACGCGTCGGCCGATATCTCGGCATAGCCGGCCTGCTTCTCGGCCAGCTTCGGAATCGCGCCCTCGGCATCGGTCACGGCCTTCATCAGCGCCAGGAACGAGCCAGCCCGCGCGAGTAGTTCCTTGCTCACGTCCTCGGCCATGCGCCAGCCCTGGAGCACGGCGTCGAGCGCCGGGATGTACTTGTCACGGAACTGCGTTAGGTGCTTGGTCAGATTGGCAACATTGATGTTCATGCCGATCAGCGACCGCTCATGCGGGATCGCCTCGTTCGCCCCGACGACGGCCGCCATGAGCTTAGCGAACACGTCCACCCGCTCGGACCATTCCTTCGCCTCGTCGTTCGCCATATCCCACTCGCGCACGACCTCGACCACGGCGGGGATGATTAGCTCGCGCATCCGGGTCAGGTACCGAACGAGCGCCGACTTGTCTATCTCGATAGCCGTCTCAAGCTTGCCGCGCGGGATGCCGTCATGCGCGCCGACGGCCGCGCCCATCAGCGCCGCGAACGTCTCGATGCGCTCGGTCATGCGCTCGGCCTCGGCGTTGGTGTAGCCCCAGCCGTTGACCACGCCGACGACTGCCGGGATCACCACGTCGCGAAGGTGGACGAGGTGCCGCGTGATGCTGGCCGACGTGATCTCGGTCGCCTCGGCCAGCGCATCGGCTGCCGCCTTGCCAGCGCTCAGCGCGTCGGCCGCCGACTGGATCATCCCGACGAACGCCCCGACGCCGCGCTCCGTCTTGAGAAGGTCTTTCTCGGATGCCTCCACGAACGCCTGCGCGGCCTGCCAGAGCGCGCCTATCAGCACGCGCGCGTTAGCCTGGTACTTGACCATATCGGCCGCCGTAAGGGCCGTCACGTCGCCTAGCTTGAACGCCCCCGCTGTGCCGAACGCGTCGGCAGCCGCCTTGACGTATGCCGCGAACGCCTCGACGGCCTTGACGCCGTGGTCTAGCGCCTTGTCGCTGGCCGCCTGGAACGCCTCGGTGGACGTGAACAGCGCGTCCTTGAGACGTGCGGCGTTCACCTTTACCGCGTCCAGGCCATCGGCGGCAATCTCGGCAATGTCGCCTAACTTGAGGTCGGCCACGGTCTTGAGCACGTCGGCATACGCCTTGATGCTGGACGCGATGGCGCCCGCCGCCTTGGCCGCGCCCTCGGTGCCCAGGCTTGACGCGAACGACTTGCCCAGCTCGACGGCGATGGCGCCGACCGCTTCGGCTGCGATCTTCACCTTGTCGAAGACGCTGCGGTCGATGTTGTCGATATCGCTGGCCGCCTTGACCGCATCGGCCAAGCCTTTGATAAGCCCGGCGATGGATTGCAGCGCGCCCGAAACAGCGTTGACGTTGGCAACGTCCCACTTGCTCAGCTGGTAGCCGAACTCGGGTAGCTTGTCCTTGTCCGCGAACAGCGATATCTGGCGCATCTTCTCGATGACGCCCTCGAAGCCGCCGATGAGCGACCGGAAGCGGTCGGCCATCGCCGACGTGTCCGGCAGGTCGGCCATCAGTAGCTCGATGGTATCCAGCACGGCCTGTGTCGTGTCGCGGATAGCGACCACGGCGCGCATGACTTGCTCTAGGCTGTTGACGTCCTTGGAGCCGATGCTCTTGGCGATGGTATCGTGCAACCATTGGATGACCTCTTCCATCCCAGCGAGGCCCAGGCGGAAGCCGGCCGTCACGTTCTCACCGATGTCGGCCATCACCTTGGACGGCGAAGCTACGCCGAGAATCTTCTTGATCCCCTCGGGGATCTTGGCAATCTGGTCGTCAATCCATCCCGTCACCGCCGACCATCCGCGCTCTAGGCCGCCCTTCAAACCGTCGATAATGTTCTGGGCGATCTTGCCGGCTTCGGTTAGCACGATGGAGCCGAGGCCAAACAGGAAGTCCTTCAGGCCGCCAAGGATCTTCTTGATGCCATCCCAGGCGCCGCTAACCATCGTCTTGGCTGCCTCCCAGGCGGCCGACCAGTCACCGCGGAACACGGCCATGCCTATTTCGACGACGCCCTTGATAATCGAGAACGCCGTCTGGATCACGCCGACGATCACGTCAAAGACGCCTGACACGATGGCCTGGATAGCCGGTAGGTTGTCGCGGAAGAACGTGACCACGCTGCCGACAACGACCATCACCCGGTCAAAGACGGCCACCAACGTCGGCTGTACGTGCGTGTTGAACCAATCGACGACCGTCTGCACGAAGCCCTGGATGCTGCCGAACTTATCGTAGAATTCGTCCTTCAGTTCGGTCACCTTTTCGACGACGGTATCGACGATGCCGGCGACAATCGGGAAGACGTTTTCGTTGAGCCACGCCCACGCCTCGTCCACCTTGCTGCGGATTAGTTCGAACTTCTCGCGGAAGAACTCGGCCAGCACGCCGATGGCGCCTTGCACGTCTTGGAAGACGGCCTTGGCGTTGTCAACCCAGGTGGCAATCGTCTGGCCTACCAGCACGAAGATATCGCCCAGCGATTGCACGACCGGGTTATAGCTAGACACCTCATCCTTAGATCCGCTCAGGACTTCGGCTGCCTGCTCGAACGCGCCGGCAAAGTTGCGGATGCCCTCGACGATGGGCTCTGGGATAAGGCCGTCCAGCATCTCGGCGACGCCAGATAGCGCCGACGTGAATGGCATCATCCCGTCGTCAGCGCCGTTCTGGAAGCCCTCCATGAATCGCCCAACGGCATCGGCCACCGGCTCCATTGCCGACACGACGCCATCGAATACCGGCGATAGCATGTCAAGCACGCCCATCGCCGCGTCAATCGCACCGGGCAGTGCATTCGCCATCGCCTCGACGAGCGGCGCGATGGCCGGCAATAGACGGTCACCGATGGCCGCCTTGGCGTCATCCATCGCAGCGGATATGCGCTGCATCGACACCTCGACATCGGCCTGATTGCCGGCCCACGCCTCGACCGCACCGGATGACTGTTGCATGATCTGATCGAAGATCGCAACCGCCTTGTCGGCATCGGAGAGCTTAGAAATGGCATCGGTGTCGATGGCGATGCCCATCTCTTTCAGTCCGCGCGTTGCGCCGCCCACGCCCTTTTCGAGGGCGGCCATCGCCTGCTCGGTGTCAACACCGGCGAACGCAGCGAGCTTTGGCGCCAGCTCGGTAAGGTCTGTCGCCATGTTGAAGGCGGCCTCTTGCCCGACGCCCATGTTGGTTACAAAGTCACCGAGAGCGCCGACGCTGCTAAGGTACGCCTCTTTTGTTAGCCCCAAGCTGTTAGCGACTTGTGCGTTATCCTCTGCGATCTTAGCGGCGTTCTTATCGTATTCCGAGAACACGATACTGACGCGCGCCTGAGCATCGGCAAGCCCTTCACTGGCCGCAATCAGCCCGCCGATGCTGCCGGCCGCCGAGTCAAAGACGCCTTTGATAGCACCGACACCGAGGCCGGCGAGGCCGATCTTCCCTAGGCTATCGACGACGCCGCCGATAAGACCCTTGGTCTTTGTCGCCGCCGATTCAACGCCCGACGTATCGGCCTTGAATAGCAGCTCCAAGACAGCCGGGGTCGCCACTACGCGCCCGCCTCAGCGCCCGCGCCGCCAACGTCGTCGGCGTCCAGCTCGCCCGCCTCGGCCAGCTCAGGCGAGAGGAACGCGCCGATGGCCTGGACCTCTTGGAAGAAATCCCAGCTATCAGCCAGCTCCTGCCGCGGGTTGCGGAGCTTAGACGCGTCGGGCGCCTTGCCCTTGGGCGCGTTTGCGGCAACGGCCTTGTTCGAGTCGCCGATGGACGTCAGCTTGCGCCGAACGTCCATGATGACCATCGCGTCCAACACGCCAATCGTATGCTCGCGCCACAAGGGACTCATCATCGCAAACGCCTCAGGAACGGTGCACTCAAATGCGCGGCAAATGCTGGCAATCGACACGTAGCGCGGCGTTGGCTCCTTGTCGGGCGGCGGTAGGCCGTTAGCCTCGGCGGCCTTGGCGTAGACCGGGTGGAATGCCCAGCGGGCTAGGTGCCAGAGGCGCCGCCGCCTTTTCCCTCCGTCTCGGTGCCCATGATCCGCCGGAAAAGGAATGCGTAGAGCTTGTCGTCAAGCTTCGCGACCACTTCCGGCGTTGGATCGCCGTAGGGCTGGCCGGTGCGCGGGTTGAGCAGATCCCACCGCGCAATCTCGCCAGCCAAGAACTCCGACGTAATCGCGAGCTGATCGTCGGGTGTTTCCGCTGCGCCCATACGCGTGCCGAACCGTGCCGTTTCGTCCACGCCACGGCCGTAGCCGTAGACCCAGACAGACTGCCCCTTGTGTGGGCAGTAGTGCTGCCCGCTCGGCAACGTTACCTTGAATTCGTCGAGGGTGATACGGTCAAGCGGAATCGTCGTCTGATCGTCCATAGTTGCGCCCCCTCCCACGAGGCGATCGACCGGGGCAGCCGGAGGAGGTTGACCACCCCGGCCGATGCCCTCGCAACGAGGGCGGGCGGCCCGATTGCCGCCCGCCCTGCGGGAATCGTTACGGCGTCACGTCGCGGGCCGGCTTGCCGGTCGCGTCGGTGCCCTGCGCGCTCAGGCTGTAGGTGATCGCGCTACCCACGCTGGCGCTGATGCTGAACGAGTCGGTAAACGAGGTGCCCGAGTAGATCGGGTTGGTGTCACCCTCGGTGCCGGTGCCGTCCGGGTCGAACTCCCACGCCTCGGCCGTCGTCGCGGTGATGCTCGTGTAGGCCACGCTCTCGGTAGAGCCCGAGCCGAAGCCGAGCGGCCCGCTGATATCCCACGTATACGTGGGCACGCCCGACGCGATCACGTCGTTACCACAATTGGTCTTGACGTTCGTCACGTCGCGCGTGATGTTCAGGTTGAACGAGTCGCCACAGATATCGGTGGACGCGAGGGAGAGATCCCATGCGTCGCCCATCTTCATCGTGTTAGCCATCGCTAGCTCCTAATCGCGAATTCGCATGAAGGGTAAACCAAACATCGCTAGTCTTCGAGCCTGCCCGCCACCACCGTAACCGTCATCGTCGTGCCCGTGAATGCCGTACAGTTGACCCGTAGCCAGTTGTTCTGCGCGAGCGTCGCGCCCGCATCGGCCTGGTCAATCTCGTGGCCAACGGCCGCCGTCGAGAACGACAGGCCGGTCACGGCGTTCCAGGTGCCATCGCTGCCATCTGTCGAGTCGGTCGACTTCTCGACGACCACGGTGGCGCTGGTCACATTGTCCACCGTCAGGTGCATCACCGCCGCCATCGTCTGCGCCGCCGCGATAACCTCCTCGGCGCCGGTGAACTGGATGCCCGTCTGCGCGCCGGTGCCGGTGATGGCGACGTTGCGGCAGAGGTACCGCCCGCGAATAAATGACTCGCCGTTGATCCCGCCGTTGACCATGATGGCGGTGTCGAGGCTCACCGGATAGGCCGCGCTGTCCTGATGCCCGATGACCGTATAGGTCCGGCTACCCGCCGTCGTGCCGTAGCCCGTCGTGAACGCCGCCGTGGTTGTGCTGGCAATCGTCGAGTACAGCGTTTCCTCAAGCGTATTGTCGGCGTAGTCGAGAACGGCGCTGAACGTCGCGCTCACGTCATGCTGCGTTGACGGGATGACCTGATTCTCGCCGAACGTCTTCACGCTCTGGACAGTACGCGGAAGCGATAGTTGAATGTCTGTCGCGTCGCTGGTCAACTCTATGCCGTTGAGGTACGCCGTGACGACACCCTCGGCCATGCGGATCGTGTTAGCCATCGCTCACCCGCCCCCGCCCCTTGGCGCCCGGCGCATCGGCCTTGCCGGCGCTGTCGGCCGCCGTCACCGTCACGGCGCGGTCAAGCTCGGCCGGCACCGGCACCGGCGCCGGCACGGGCGCCGGCTTCTCGGCCTTCGCCTTGCACACGACGATATGCCCCGTCGTAAGCAGACGATCCACGTCCAGCCCATGCGCCCGGAGCTGGTCGCCGGTCACGGTGTCGCCTTCGCTGTAGAGGAACTTGTCCGGTCCAACTCGCCGGATCAATCGCGCCTGCACGGTATACCGTTCGTTCATGTTCCCCAATCTCCTAACCGGCTGACCCAGCCGTATTTTAGGCTTGCCTCAACCCACGATGCAACCCTCACGATTCTTTCGTCAATTGGGTTGGCATCGTCAAGGCTAACGCCGCGAGCCTCGTAACGTACGCGGTATCTTCACCGTCCCCGATCCGCTCTATCTCCATGGTGAGCGTAGGAGCGTCCAGCACGTAGATCACATTATCCGCAGTGCCCGGCGCCGTTTCGACAGTCACACGCGAGGCTGTGATACCCAGTGTGTTACGAATGGCCGCGCTTACACGTTGGCGCCGCCGGATCGCATTCGCCAAGTCCTCCGCCCCCGGTGTTGGTAACCGGTCAATCGGATTGAACAGCGCATCGAACCGCCGTCGCCACGATTGCAGAACCGCAACCCGTACCCCGTCCATACTCACGACTCCTTCATCCCGACTGTCACCGGAACCACCGCCGTTAGCGCGTTCGGTGCCCCCTCGGTGTTGAGTTGCCCCAGGCGGTACGCGGTGAAGCCGCCGACGCGCACGTAGTCGGTAAGAGTTAGCAGCGCATCGCTAAATAACGTGCGGTCCTCTAAGACACCCTGCACGCTATTCGCGTGCGTCCCGCGTGGCGAGATGTAGGAGTCGAGTACATCTTGGGCGATGCTAAGACCGCGCCCGAGGCCAACCCAGAGATAGACCGTGAAGGTGTAGTGGATGGCGCCGTCGCCGCGTTTCATCGTCGGCCAATGCTGCCCGCCATCCGGCGGCGTCGGGAACACCTGGACGATGACGCCGTTTGCCATACGCGCGTCTTCGCTGCCCGTACTCACGTCGAACGCGATGCCGTTCGGCAGAGTGGAGAGCCGCGTCTGCAACGCATCCCGAACGGTGCCGATATCGCGTGCCATCACGCGCTATCCCATGCGCGGTCAATGACGCGCGCGAGCTCGTCTACTAGCTGACCGATCTGAGCATCCAATCGCTCGGGTGCATCAGACAACCATCCTTTAGTCGGCTTGCCCGCGAAGGGGCCGCGCTGATAGTGCGGGTCGCGCCTCTCGGGTTCGTCGAGGTAGGCACCGTAGGGGACATTGGAGGCAACGCGCATCCATTGCGCCGGATCGCTCGGATCAACCATCGTCATGCCGCCGCCAGGCTGCAAGCTATTCCGAAGGTGGCCAGTATCAATCGGCGCGTGAACTGCGCTGTTGGTGTGAACCAACAACATGAGGTCTTCCCAGAACTCGCGCAGCGGCTTATGCCACCAGCCATCCGGCGCCTCGCGCACCACGCGGATCGTCACGGCGTCACCGGCCATCCCACGCTCCCGGCCCGCCGATGCGGCGATAGGGCATGAGCGCCCGCTTGGTCGTTGGGTGTAGGTCGGGCTCGACGATGAATGCGCCGACCTCGGCCGAACTGTGGACGCCGCTTGGCGCCTGGTCCTGTTGCAGAATCCGCAGCGCCTCTAGGATCGTCGCGCGCTTGACCGGAGCCGGAATCGCTGGCCATCCCCAAACGCCCGTCACCCGCGTCGATAGGCGCGTCAGCGGGAAATGGTTCGCTGCGCTGCCCGATAGCGTCGAGACGCGGATGGCCGTGTAGGGCCACGCTTCGCCCGACCGCGACGCGGCGCCCACGGGTTCTAGGTGGTAGTCGGCCGCCGCCCACGTCAGCTCGACCGCGCCATCGCCCGTCTCATCCGTGGCGATGGCCGACACGCTCACGAGGTCGGGCACCACGAGGCGGTCGCTGAAAGCCGGCGTAAACGTCCGCGCCGTGCCGCTGTCTGTCTGGCCGAAGAATCGCCGGCAGTAGCCGTCCACGAGCCGTGACGCCTGCTCTAGCGCGTCGGCGTGCAAGTCGTCCTCAACGGCCGTCCAGCCTGGGCCGGCCGTGCCGAGCCGCGCGCGTAGGGCGTCGGGGGACGCGTAGACGGTCGTGGCCACGGGCTAGCGGTCCTGCCCGCCGCTGGCCATGCGGTCACGGCTGCCACGCGGGCGACCGCGCTTGGGCGCCTCGGGTGCCGGATCGGCCGGCGGCTCGCCCGGCTCGGCCTCGGGCACCTCGCGCACCAGCGGCACGACGACGCCCGGCGAGTCCGCGTCAAGCGCGGCGGCCTGGGCGTCCGTGAGGTCCACCGTCTCGCCCGGCTGCCACGGCCCGCCCAGGCTGGACGCGTAGCGGCGGGTTACCGTGTAGTGTGCCATCGCCTCCTCCTAGACCCGCCGCACGCACGCCGTCACGACGACGGCGGCGACCAGCGCGTCGCACTGCGCCACGCTCACGCTGAGCGGGCCGGTGACGGCGACCGGGACGTGTCCGTTTGTGACCGCCGCCCCGGCCACCGTCACCGGCGCACCGCTCGGGTAGATGATCGCGTCCGTCGCGCTATCGCTTCGGACGACGATGTTGGCCGTCACCGGCACCGTATGCGCGATGGTCACGTCGGTCGTTGCCGGTGCCGATCCGCTGTAATCGAAGTGGACCCACTCCAGATATCCGGCCGGCGTCGTGAGCGTGCCGGTGCCCGATGCGCTGCCCGCGCTGCCGGTCGTCGTGATGGTCACGCTACGGGTGACAAGCTCGCCCACGTCGCAGCCTCCTACGCCGACAGATCGAGGTCGGAGAAGTCGTAGTAACGCACGACGATGAACGCGAGACCGGCCGACAGGCTGGCACTCACAGCCACGTCAATCGTGTCCGCCGTCGCGTAATACTTGCCGGTATCGCTGTAGGCGGCGTTGGCGGCCGACCCCGTGTAGGTGCCGGGCGTGCCCTCGGTCGTATCGTCCGCGTCCACCCAGCCGTCAGCCGTCGTCCCGTCGCCGACGTTCAGCGCGGGCGAGCCGCCCGATAGCGCCGTCACGACAATCGTGCTGACGCCGTAGGGCGGGACGAACGACTTGGCCGGCAACTCGACAGCCGCAACCGTCGTGTTGGTATCCGCGGCCGTGATCGCGCGCGAAACGACGACGTTCGGCCCCTGGATGAATGCCGGGCTAGTCTGTGCCACTTGCTTACTCCTTCGTCGCCATTGCGGCGATCAATTCGTCGAGGATTGCGATAGCGCCTTGGAGGCGCAGCAAGGCCGCTTGCGCTTCGGCCAGTTGCCGCCGCAGCGTCTCCCGCCGCGCCTCCAAGGTCGCTAGGTCCATCGTTACGGCGCCGTCTGCGCGCCGACTACGGTGCCGTCGGCGTCCTCGTCGGTCGGGTACGCGTTGTGAACGCGCACTAGCCCCGTCGCGTCTACCCATAGGTAGTACGTCGCACCGCCACCCGCCGCCACCAGCGCGATGGCGCCCGGCTTGTCGGCGCCGCCGTCAAAGACGCGGACCACGTTGCCAGTCGTATCGGCCGCGTCGCCCACGTCCACCGTGCCGCCCGCCGCCGCCGGCGTGATGACGAGGTTCGTGGCGTTGAAATGAATCCACGCGTCGCTGCTATCGCCGAAGACGAGGTACGTGTCATCAGTCAGGATTAGCGAGTCGGCCGACTGATCCCACGTCATGTTGGAGCCGGCCGTGTCGCCGTACCATACCTGATCGATGCCAGCGCCGTCTACGCCCCACTTGAACGAGCTGTTGGCCGTCGTCTGGAGAATGTCAAAGTCGGTGCCGTCCCATGCGAAAGAGATGTCGCCGTTGTCGGTGCCACCCGCTACGCTGCCGCTGCCGAATCGCAGCTTAGCGCCGTCGAGCAGCTTGCAATCCTCGTCGGTGAGGATGCTATTCGGAAGAGTCGTCGCCATTGATCGCTCCTGTCAGGACGCGATAGCCGCAAGCGGCCTCGCGTTTTTGCTTGCGTTACACGAACGGCAAGCCGGTCGCAAGTTGGCCGGGACGTGCTTGCCGCCCCGCGCCAGCGGGATAACGTGGTCCGTCTCGGTCGCCTCGCCACCGCACAGGTAACAGCGGTCGCCCCACATGGCCCACCGGGCAGCGATGGATTCAACGGTAACAGGCGCGCCTTCGACCGTAGCTCCGAGCAGCCGTGCACGTCGCCTCGAATGAACCGCAACCATCATCCGCGCAACCGCCTCGGGATTCTTCGCCTCATAGGCGCGCACCGATGCGATCCTGCGGTCACGGTGCCGCTCGTAGTCTCTACGCGACAACACCGCCACGCAGTCCCGGCAATACGTCGCCCGTCCATCGGCAGCCCGTGTTGCCGACCCGAACGCGTCAATCGGCAGAACCACGCCGCAGCGCGGACACTCCTTCTCGGTTGCGTTCGGGTCAAGGCGTCGCGCGGGCGGCACGCCGGCCTTGCGCCGGTAGCCCTCATGCCGCTCGCGCGACGCCTCTCGGTTTCTCTGATACCACTCGCTACTAGCCCGCAACATGCGCTCACGCTTCGCCGGATCGGCCCACCGCTGCACATGCGCAGCCCGCGCACAGTCCTTGCACCGACCCTGGAGGCCATCGGCGGACTTGGCGCGCTTGTGGTATTCGCTCGCCGGCTTGGCGAGTTGGCACTTGCTACAGGTCTTCATCGCTAGTAGCTGCTACCCGTTGCTGACATTTCTCAAACAAGCGCTCCACTCGATACCCGACGCGACGCCGGTCGGCGTGAAGCGCCCGAGCGCCACGCGCGTCGAGAGGATCAGCCGCCACTGGTCGGTGCCCGGCCGGCGCTCCATCTCGACGTTGGCGGCCCGGCGCACGCCCCAGAGCATCCCCGTGGGGTTGAAGCATAGGATGCGCCCGAGCGTGTTGCTGCTGCCCGTGGTGCTCTGCTTACCGTCCGCCTCGGCCATGCCCAGGGCGATGGTGCTGATGTAGGGGTAGCGCCCGATGCGGATCAGCTCGCCGCGGAGCGGCGCGTCGCTCGGCAGGACGCCCCGGCCCTGCGCGGCGGCCACGACCTCGGCCAGCGTGAGCACGTCATTGTCCATCTCGGGCGGCCCGATGTACACGAGGTCGTTGGGGTTGTCCGGGCGACCCCAGTGCATGTCATAGGTGCGGTCCAGCATGAGGCTGGGCAGCGCCACCAGCGCCTCGTACGTCAGCGCCGCGCCGCTGTGGTTCGTCGTGTTGGCGGTGTTGTCCACCAGCGCCGCGTGCAGCGCGCCGTCAGCCGCCAGGTAGTAGCTCGTATCGTCCGGGTCACCGTCGTCGCTGTTGATGTTGCCCGTGCCCGCGTTCGTCGTGTCGCCGTTGATGACGAGCTTGTCCATCGTCTTGCCCTGAGACGCGCTCATGGCCGTGCGGAGCAGCGGCACCAGCGGGACGATGCTGTCCTCGACCAGCGCGCCGCTGAAGTTGTAGTGGGCCACGAGGGTCTGCGCCGTCAGCGTGACCTCGTTCGTGCCGACCTTCTGCGTGCCGAACTCGGTGGCCGACTGGATAGCCGAAGTCGTCTCGCTGACCAGGATCATATCGGGGATGGCCGCCAGCACCGGCTGCTTTTCCACCGGGCCGCTCATGGGCCGCGACTGGATCAGCGCACCGATGCGGCTGAAGCTTTCGCGCGCCCCGTCCCAGATCTGCGGGACGTAGGACGCATCGGCCACGAGCTGGGCACCGAAGCCCGACTCGGCCGTATCCATCGCCCGCGCCTTGCGGACGCCCTCGACCAGGTTACGCGTCTTCTCGTTCGGCCCCGGCTGGCGCGGGTCGGCCGCGCGTGCCGCGTCCTGGATATCGTGCATGAACTCCACGTCGGCGAGGGTCATGCCCAGCCGCTCGTAGATGGTCCCGTCCAGCGCCCGCGCCTCGGCGCCCGCGCCGCGATCCGGCGTGTAGCCGCCGACGCCGTTCGGGTAGGCCGCGCGCACCAGCTCGGGGCCAGCCTCGGCAAGCGCCCGCTTGACCGTCGCATCCACCTCGGCGCGCTGCTCATCGCTCAGGGTCGCCGTGGCGGCCCGCAGCTGGGCCGAAAGATCGGCCGCGATTTCGTCCACGTTCACAGGCTTGTCAGCCATCATGACCTCCGAAAAGCAATTGTCGAATTCGTGCCAAGTCCGCCGCCGTGTCCGCTGCCCGGTCGGCATCATCCGCCTTCGGCATCGGCATGGACGGCTCGCCGTCTTCGCCTGCCGCCTCGCGGCGAATTTCCATGAGCGCGTCAATCGCCGCGTCCAGCCGCGCAATGTTGCGCCGGCTCAGGACCGCGCCGGCCCGCGCCGTTGCGATCTCCCCCTCCAGCCAGATGCCTCTCCAAGTCTCGTCATCCATCGCGCGCAGCTCGTCGCCCCCGATCCATTCGGGGGCCACCATGCCCAGCCGCCGGTAGGCCGACTCGGCACGGTTGTACTGCCGGCGGCGCTCGGCGTCGTCGGCGTCGCTGGCGCGGTCAAGCGCCCGGACCATCGCGGCCCACGCGCGCTCTACCGTCTCGGGGTACGCGTCGCCGTCGTCAAGGCCGGCGCTGGGCGCCGCGCGCCCGGCATCGGCCTCTGGGTCGCCCTCGCCCGCGTCGGCGCTCTCGTTGGCCTTGTCGTCGGCCGCAGACACGTTCACGTCGATAGCCTCGGCACTGACCACGGTGTCAATCGTGATCGTCGTCTCCACCGTCACGTCGAGGTCGTCGGCGTCATCGTCGTCAAGCGCGGCGTCAATCTCGCGGGCCATCGAGCGAAGCGCCGCCGCGTGCCGCGCCAGGGCCAGCGCACGCGCGCCGTCCTGCAACGCGTCGCCGTCCAGGCCGACGGCGCACGCGCTAATCTCCATGAGCTGATTGGCCGCCGCGTCCCGCTCGGCCCGTGCCGGCTTGCCCGCCTTGTCCACGGTCATCCACTGGACGGACACGGCATTCATGCCGCCAAGCGGCGAGCGGTACTTGCGCTCGATTGCCACGGCCTCGGGATCGTCCGGGTCAAAGTAGGCCGCGATACGCGTCGGCTGCTCGTCTGGTGGCGTCAGCACCTCGACAACGCCAAGGGACGCCCGCGACAGGTCGTGCGCGAACATCAGCGGGAAGCGCGGCCCCTCACCGCCGCCCAGCGCGCGGGAGAAATCCCATGGCAGCGCGCCCAGGTCGTAACCGTCCGACTTGACCCCGGCCGTCGCGGCCGTGAAGTAAATCGGCTCGCCCTTGCCCGCCTCGACGGCCGCAGCCTTGGTCGAATCTTCCGCCCTTGCCAATCGACAATAGATCATCGGTCCACCTCGCCAATGGGCACCGTCGCGGCGCCAAGCGCCTCCCCGCTTGCAATCATCGAATGGCCGGCGGATCGTCCCGCCCGACTGTAGGTCGCTGTACAGCGGCAATTGATATCCTGATCGGCCTCGCCCAGCTCGCCGGGCATCGGGCCGCGTGCACCACCCACGCTGAAGTCGTCATCCATCGCCACCGTCTGCCCGTGTGCGGCGCGGTGGTCATCCCTCACGCGCGCGTCCAGCGCAGAAAGCCACGTCTTTTCAAACGCGCCGCCGAATCCCTTGACCGTCTCAAGGCCGCCGCGATGGTAGGCCGCGTGCGATTCGGTACGGGCGATCATCATGGCATCCGACCGCGAACGGCGATCGAACACGGCGCCGACGCGCTTGGCAAGATCGGCGATGCTCTCGCCCCCCTCGATGCCAGCGGCCAGCGACCCGCGCAACCGATCCCAGGTCGTATCCGTCACCAACGTGGCGAACCGCTGCGCCTGGCGCCGCATGGCGTTCGCGGCGGCGTTCGCGGCGGGCGTTTCGTCCAGCGCCTTCGCCACGTCCCGGCCACCAGCGCGGGCGGCGTCGAGCAATCGCGGCAGCATCCGAATGCGCGAGTCCCGGATCCAGCGGGCGCGGCTAAACAGCGGCGCCAGATCCGCGATGCCAAGGCGCATCTGCGCGCCACCGGCCACCCGCGCGTCACGGAGCTTGTCCAGCACGCTTGTCCGCTGCGCCTCGAAAATGGCCCGCATCTCGCGCTCGATGGCCCGATCGTGCGGGCGCATGGCATCCTCGGCCCGCGCCATCGCCGCGCGATGGTCGGCGCTATCGAATGCCGGGCCACCGCGCAAGACCGCGAGGGGAGCGACGGCAAGGCGGGACGGGTCGGCCAGTGGCTCGACCGGCGTGGCGCCATCGCCGCCGCTCCCCCGCGGTACATCCTCCCCCGTATCGTCAGCGGCGTCCGACACGTCCAACTCTGGCGGCGGGCCGTCGCCTACGATTGCCTTGGCGGCCTCGGGCGAAAGGCCGATGGCCTCGACGATCAGCGCCTCCAGGCTGGCCGGCGCGACTAGGCCGGAGCCCATTGCCTGAAGCCCGGCCAGCACGGCGCCCACCTTGCCAACCTCGATGGACGCACCAGCCGTCGGCAGCTCCTCGCGCCCATGCTCGATACGCCATTCGTTCGCCAGGATGACGCCGCGCTCTAGCTGCTCGCGCTCCATCGCCCAGCGCGCCGCGTCGTCGTCTTGCAAGGCGACGACCTCGGATAGATCGAACGCCAGGAAGTACGCGTTCGGGTCGAGGCCGAACGCGGGCAGAAGCTTGTAGCCCAGCTCTTCGGCGATCCATGCCGCCTCAGGCTCTAGGCTACGCTGCCATAGCGCAATATCGGCAACCTCGTTGTTTTGGTAGGTGCGCCGCGTGCCGCCGACCATCTCGATGGGGATGCGGTAGGCACGCGCCACGTCCTCGACGCATACCTCCAGCAGCGCCATGAACTCGGCGTCGGCCGGGGTCACGTCCAGTCGTTCGATGTTCATGGGATACGGCAGCGCGCGGACGGCGTGATTATTCGTCTCGCCCGACAACACGCGGTCAATCATCTCTTGCAGCTCGCCCACGTTCTCAGACGAGAACTGCCCCGCGAACTCTTCTGTTGGCGTCACGATGGCGTCGGCCCGAAGGCCGCGCCGGAAAATGTCGCGGTTTGCCCTGAGCGCCGCCGTATAGCTCTCTGCCCCGAGACGCGCCACGGCGGCCGGCGCCAGCGCGCCGTAATCGGGGTCTTCGGGGTCCGGGTAGCGCAGCCAAACCACGTCCTCGGGCGCCAGGCGGTCACCGCCCATGCCAAGCGCCGCGTCCAGCGTCCAGCCGGCCACCGTCCGGTAACGCGCTTTTTCGTCGGCCGTAGACGGCTTGACGACGGTCATGCGCCCGTCGCGCACCCACGATATCGCCTCGACCGCGCCAGCGCCCGGCGTGCTGCCGGCGCGGTGCAAGCGCCAATGCGCCTGGCCGACGACGCCCAGCCCCGTCTCGGTCATGCGGATCAGCGCGCGGCCCGTCCAGTCGGCGTTGGGCCGCGCCAGGCGCCGCAGCACCGGATGGTCCTCGACCAGCTCGACCTCGCCCGCGTCGGCCAGACGAATCCCGCGCACCGTCCTCGGCATCCCCAGGCGCGCACGCGGATCACGGACGGACACGCGGCGGCCCGGCAGCGACCGCGCCGCGTCGGCGCCTGTCACGCGGTAGAGGCACAGCGGCAGGCCGGCGATCATGTCGGCCCGCAGACTAACGCACGCGTAGATAGCACCGCGACGAACAAGCGACAGCTTCGCCGCCTGCCCCTCGTCGAGGTTGAACGCCTCGCGCAGTTGGGCGATTAGCCCATCGACGGAACGAACACGAGGCGCCGATGGCACCGCCGTCGCGGAAACCATCGGCGCCTCGCGGCGCACGAACGCGCGGAATCGCTCAACCCAAGACGCAGCCAATGGCAACCCCGAACTCAAACGCTAATCAATCGAACCCACCGCAGATAAGGCTAGCACATAGCGCCGGCCCTGTCAACTTTAGTCGCGCCTAACTTTGCGCCGCCGCCATCATTGCATGAGCGTGCGCGTCCAGAGCGACATGACGACGGCATCGGCACGGTCGGGCGAACGGCCGAGCCGCTTGACGATGCTCTTCTTGTGTTCGCGTGCGATCACACTGCCGGCCGCGACCTCATAGCGCGGGACGGTCAGCTCTTCGGCGAGCTTCGGATCAGGCGGCAACGCGACGCCGGGGCCGTTCGGCCCTAGCAGCTCCTTGGCGTGCCACCATGCGGCTGAGACGAGATTGGTAAACCCGAACTGCCCCGTTCGGTCGCGGAGCTTGGTCCCCTTGCTCCCCTTGAATCCCAGGCACCGTCCGCCCGCGCGGCGGATGGCGCCGGGCAGCATGGCGCCTACGCCGACGCTATCGACGACGGCGTAGGACTCGGGCCGCGATGCCAGGAGCATGACGGCCTTGTCGGCAATCGGCATCATATCGCCGCGCACCCTGGGCGTCTCGTCGGTCAACCGCGCCACCGTCCAGCCGTAGCGGTGGCAGAACGTCGTCAAGTCGCCACCGCCCTCGCTCACGTCGATTGCCAGGAAGTAGCGCCCCTCTTCCAACGTGCCGGCCGCCTCGCGCTCGCGCCACCGCTCTTGGGCGGCGAGTACGTAGTCCAGCGGGATCATGCCGTCATCGCCGCTGCCAGGCTGCGCTAGATACTCCTGGCGCCAGACGGGATCGGGCGTCGCGTCGCGCAGGCCGTCGATGAATGCGCGGTCGAGTAGCGGGTTGTCATAGATCGTGTACTGCCGGCCGATCCATCCGGGCATCGCGCCCGACGACGCTCGGCGCCACAGCGCGGCGCCCCAGTTCTCGCCATGCGGGCGGCCGATCAGGTGCAGCCATGCGTTGTGATCGGCCGTGGACGGCAGAACGAAACGCGTATAGACCTCCTCCGGCCAGTAGGTGAACTCGTCCCCGACGATGCCGAGCGGCCCGTCACCCGCGATGGACTGCGGCGCATCGCTGGATCGGAGCATGAGCAGCGAGCCGTTGGGCAGCGTGATTTCGTGGCGCGATAGATTGATATGCCGCTGCGCGTCCAGCCCGGCGCGCTGTAAGGCGTCGGCCCACGTCGTCCTCAGAACGCGCCATGCCTTAGCCATCGAGGCGGACTGCCAGTTGAGGCCCACCCAGTAGTACAGACCGGGCCGCAGGATCATGGCGCGATTGATGCGCCGAATGGCGGCTTCGGTTTTGCCTGAGCGCCCACCAGCTAAGACAACCGCGCTGTAGGGTGTCTCGACTAACTCCCGCTGCCATTCGCTATGCGGCGGCGTCGTGCGGATGACGATGCGCCGCAATTCGGCGCTAGTCGTCGCCGTCGTCATCGTCGCCCGCTGGCAGCGCGGCGGCCGATACCGCCACGTCGATCACATCGCCGTCGTCTGTCGCGTCCGATGGCGCGGCGTCGTGGTACTCGAAGGATATCGTTGTCATCACGTCCAGCTCGGCGCGCACTTGAGACGGGATGCCCAGCGCCGCCCGCTCCTGCTCGGAGCCGACGCGTAGAGCGTTGATCGCCTCGGCCGGCGTCATTAGCGCCGGGTCCATGCCAACGAGCGCCTGCATGGCCCGTTGCTGTAGGATGCGCGCTTGCTTCGCCTGCCGTGCACGGACGGCCGCGTGGTCCTCTAGGCTGGCCTTGCCGGCACGTCGCGCGGCCTCGGTGTCGAATGCGGCGACGCGCTCGACCCAGCCGTGCTTGGCCGACCAGCGGCTAAGGAGCGACCCACTTTTACCCAACGCGGCCGATACCGCTTCGATGCTGCGCTCGCGTCCGGCATCGCGGTACGCGGCGAACGCCTCAAAGGCCGGCGCGCTTTCGTCCGGGCGGCGGTCCCAGGGGGCGAGGCGAGCGGTCATTGTGCCTCGCCCCCTGGATCATGGAGCGGCCGGGTCGGAGTTGCACCGCCCTGTCCCGGCTGGTCGCCAGTCCCCACACTGGTGGGCTCGGCCGCGCGCTCGCCGCGATACATGCTCGCACCCGCCTCGGCGATTGCACTATATGGTAGCACGGGCACGGTCAAGCGATCCCGCCATGACGGATCTAGAAACCGGACATAGCGCAACTGGAATCCCGGCAACGGACGGAATCCCGCCTCGATATATGCGCGCATCGACGAACCGCCGCCAGTCCTGGCGGCGGTTCCAATGGCGCCAATTCCAGGCCGCAACGACGCACTGTGTATGGCACCCACCAGATTCAATCCACCACCCACTCCATATCCGCGCGGCGCGGATATGGAGTGGGTGATATGCGCGCCCTTTGTCACCGGGTCACGGTGACAAAGGGCGCGCGCCTTTGCCTGCTCGTTCTTAGATCGATTGTCGGTGAGGCTGACGCGCGAGAATCGCGCGTCAGCCTCACCTGGAGCAACCCATAACTGGTCATTGGGCTTGATCGCCGTGAGCAGGAACCCGGCCGCCCAATAGATCGTACCGTCGCCGCACTGCGTTCCGTCCGCGAACGTTAGAACCCACTTGACCTGCGGCGCGTGCTCTCGTAACAGCCGCATGGCCACCCCTAGCGCACGGCTCTCGCTATTGCGCGGCAGGGCGTCCGAGAACGCCATACGGTTTAGCTCGATCATCTGGTGCCATTCGGTGCCCTCGACCAGGGGAAGCATCTTGCGCTTGTCCAGCGGCGGCCCGAACTGCATGGCGCCCTCCAACCGACCGGCCAGAAAAACCCCAATGTGCAACTGGCTATTCCGCACGACCTTGCCCGAATAGTGAACGCGTCGAACCAGAGCGTTAGCCTCGGCGGCCGACACGGGCCGCAACACAATGTCCTTAGCGGTCGCCATGAGCCGTCACGAAGGTGGCGCAGATGAAGGCCAGGGCGTTCCCATTGCCGTTCTCGTTCACATCCGACACGGCGCCGCCCAAGTCGCGAGCCAGGGCGATGGCCCGCTCAACGTCAACGTGCTGCGAGTCGTGAACGGTGAAGGTCATTTGTCGAAACGGTGCGCGGTCTTCGTCTGGTAGGCTGGCCATTGCGGCGCCCCACTCGTCGCCATCAGGCAGCACGGCCAGCAGCGCCGCCAACTCATCCTCGGCCCACAGCCCCTCCAGCGCGTCCGGCACCTCAGCCTCGATCTCGGCCAGGATCGCCGGATCGAAATCCAGGTCCACCACCGCGATCCGATTCGCCGCCAGCGCAATCCGCACGGCGCGCGGGTCATCGGCGCTCGGGATGTCGGTGCGCCGCATGATAATCGGCCGCGTGCCGTCGTGGTCAACGACTAGCGGCTCGACGCCATCGAATACGTCGGCGGCGACTTCGAGCCGCGCGCTCCCGTCGATTACCTCGCCGTCCGCGGCGGCGGTCATCGGTGCTACATATCCGTCAACCCGCATGGCGCGTTCTAGCATCCCCAGGCCGCGCTGGGTATGACGGTTTGCGTTGCGCCGTTGCGGCCGAAACCTACGATCCGACACGATTGCCCCTCCGCTTGCTCGCCCGGTAGATCAGCACGAACGCCCCGATGGTCGCGGCGGCTCCGAAGATGGCGCCGACGGTGAGCCATAGGACGGCCGACGGGATAGTGATGGTCAACGTACTACCCTCTCGGTACTAGCCGCATGCGCGGCGTGTTCGTCGTCCAGTCCTACGGCCCACGGTCTAGGCATCGTCTCCCCTCCCTACGGCGGCCATCAGCCGCATCATGGCCTCGCGCTCTGCCCGCTCGATGGCGAGCGCCAGCATCATCACGCGCTCGACGCGCTCCTCCTGCTCCGGGCTAAACGTCGGCCCGGCATCTGCGGTAAGCCGCGCGCCCGCCTCGATCAGCGCATCGCCGAGGCGATGGCGCAGCGACCGGAGCCAGCGCGCGGCGGCGGTCATGGCGCGGTGTCCCCGGCGTCGGCGAGCGCGTCGATGAGGGCGTCGAGGGCGGCGCGCTGCGCCACGTCGCCCCGCTCGGCACGGGTCCTAGCGGCGTGGAATGCATCGCTGAACTCGTCCTCCGGGTCCACTGCCGCCCATTGCGCGTCGGCGGCCTCCACCTCCACAACGGCCCGCGCCAGGTCCAGTAGCGGGCGGGCGAGGCGGTCCAGGCCCTCGCGCCAGACGGTCAGGTCGGCCCACGACCGGCCGTCCGCGCGGTCGTGGGCCACGGCGTCCAGCCGGTCCAGCGCCGCGAGGGCAGCGGCGAG